TGCGTACAACAGCATCCGCGCGCAATACGGCGATAGCACATCAGCGGAGGCGCAGCTGGCCACCCTCAGACACCTGGGGCTTCACGCCAACTTCGCCACGGATGGGACCCCTTATCACCTTGAACGAGAGATCGACCAAGCACGACCCGTCGCGGTTGGGTGGTTACATCGAGGGGATGTCAGTACCCCAACAGGTGGGGGGCATTGGTCCGTTGTGATTGGCTACACCGACAAGCATTGGATTCACAACGATCCCAATGGTGAAGCACGGCTTGTGGAGGGTGGCTACACCGACAACACCGACGGTGCTGGGGTGCGCTATAGCCGCCGTAACTGGGATCCACGTTGGCGGGTGCATGGCACCGGTGGGTGGTATCTCACCGCTTCACCAATGGACCAATGACACCTGCAGCGACTTCGATCAGACGGTAGAGCTTCACTAGGAATCGTGTGTAGCCACTCATCATCTCATCATCCTTAGGAGTGGGTGTGATGTTGACGATCACCATCGCTGCAAGATGCAGCCCCACGATCATAAGAACGAAATTGGAGGACGTATTGATCGCAGCGACGGTGCATTCCATCATGGCCGGGTGTGGAGGTCACACTTCTCGAGATCACGCAGTCTAGTCTCGTGATCACGCAGGATGCAATGCGTGTTCTCCAAGATGGTAGTGGTGCGCGCCTCAACACTCGACAGCTGAGCTGAGACGCGCACCAGGGCGATCAGGCCAGAACCACAGAGCCCAACGATCGCCACCACCAGCGATGGATCCATCAGCTGGTTGCCACGAGGTGGACCGCTCGGGTGCCCGCCGCGTCTTGTTGGGTGCCGTACCCAACTGCAAGGCTGAGGCAGCAGATACCAGCACTGTAGGTGCGAGCCCACATCCCCCCAAACAACGGCATGGTGCCATTGGTTGTTCGATGGCGGAACCCATCCCCACCAAAGAGGTTGGTGCTATCGGATTGACCCGCCTCACCGACATCAGTCCCGCCCTGCCGAGGGATGAGGCAATCGGTCATGGCCTTCCGTGTGGTCTGAGAAGCGTTGCTGCCGGTGAAACTGTTTGTCGTGTGCCATGTGCCGTTACTGCTTGGGACCAGGTGACCCCATAAAGCGTCGGGGCTAATCCACCAGATCCCATTATCGGTTGTGTTAGCGGCAAGCTGAACTAAGCCTTGGCTGTTGAGGATATCGTTGACATTGCCGACAGCAGACCATGCCTTGGTCTCTGAATAGAGGCGATAGCTCGAGGCGGTGACCGTCCCACCGGTAGCGGTTGTCAAGCCAGGTGCAATGTCCCACTGATTCCCATTCACATCAGCGACACCACTCGGTTGGCCATTGTGGGTGGTCTGCTCAACAGCAGCGACGCGGCCGTTTGTGCTGCTGGTGTAACCCGCACCAGTGAAGGCACGATAGGCCTTGCCGGCATGACCACCTTCCGTGGCACCTGCGATGCCGTCATGCGTGAACTGTAGGCTTGGTTTGTTGATGTCTTCCCGGCCTTGGTTGTTGCCCTTCGGTGCGTAGGGCTCGGTGTCCATCCATGCTGCCTTGGTGATCGCACCACTGATCGGGTTGCCATCCTCACCGAGTAATGCCTGTGAGTGGGCGAGGCTCAGGTAAGCGAGGTGCGCTCTGGTCCATGTAGGGACCGGGAAGAACGTATCACCACGACTGGCGCAAACATGCCACACCGCGCTGGGCAAGTCAGCAGGTGTTGTATGGCCGCTGTTGAGTGCTGTGCTGCTCAGGTTAGAGAAGACACTATCAACGATAGGGGCGCCGACGGTCCTTGGATTGGCCTTTGCACTACAGGGCCAGTGCAGGGGACGCGACACGGCGATGCCACCTTCATCTGGGATGCCATCACTGCCGATATTTTGTCGACCTGAACCATCGGATCTGCCATTACTGATCTGATACTTATCGAGGAAGAATCCTGCTAGATCTTTGTTGTTATCTCTCATGCACCGTGGGATGGTGCCATTCCCCTTGTTATGGGTGATGATGACACGGACACCGTAGTACGGGGGTTCCAGGGTTGTGGGCGGGATATTCAATCGCATATAGTGCTTCGGGATATAGCACATGATCGATGCACTCGGCAGGTGAATATAATTGCCAAAGTGTGGATGCGTTCTATTGGGGTCTGTGGTGCCAGTACTCAAGGGTGCAAACCCATCAGGTAAGAGCTCAGGCGGACAACACCCCAACCCAAACCCATCCAATCCGGCTAGACCAATGGTGTAGATCCACTGAGAACGGAATCCATGCCATTCGTTCTTGATGCCATCGGGCCCACCGGGCCCGGTGATTTTGTCCTTGATCAGCAACAAGGTCATTAGGGCGTGACCAAGTTCACGGCACGAACGCCGTGGTACCAAGAAGCGTTCGTTGACCCGTTTTGTAGGTTAACGCAACACACACCAGCGCTATTCCCATTGACCCAACGACCCCCATAAAGTGGGATCAGATTAGGCACTAGACCATGCCTGAAGCCATCCCCACCGAAGTTGTTGTTGGCCACAGCCCCGGTTGATTCATCTGCAAAGGCACCAAGTTCTGTCGGGATTAAGCAGTCTGTCATTGCACGCTTTGTCACTTGCGCTGCATTGCTATCAATGAAGCTTGCAGTGGGATGCCATGGACCGTTGGGTGTACGTGGTTGGAGGTGTTTCCAAATGGCTGGGTTGCCTTGGCTGACTGCATTATCCCACCAGATTCCATCATTGTTGGTGTCAGCAATTAAGCTGATCACACCCGTGGCGCCTGTGATGTCACCGATTTCGCTCACTGCAGACCAGGCCAAGCTGGCTGGGTAGAGGCGATAGTTGGCCTGACCAGCGATGGCAGTGCTCGTCAATCCAGGCGCAGTCTCCCACATATTGCCGTTGACATCCACAATCCCGCTCAGCTGACCATTGTGGGTGGTGTGTGCAACACCTTCTGAACTGCCCATGACGCCAGCAGCAGCATTGAAGGCACGACTATTAAAACCAGCGAAGCCCTCAGGGGTTGCCCCTTCATAGCCGATGCGCGCGAACTGTAGGCTCGTCTTTTGGATGTCTGACCCGTTGTTGTTGTTGCCTTTCGGGGCGAAGGGCTGAACATCCATCCATGCAGCTTGACTTGTCGCACCAGGAATAGCGGCGCCAGTGCTGACCGACTCATCTTGCAACACCTGTGAATGAGCAAGACTCAGGAAAGCAATCTGGCTATAGAGCCAAGTTGGTGCTGGGAAGAAGGTGTCCCCACGGCTAGCGCATGCTGCCCATATCCCAGCATTGTTCGCCGTAGGGGCTGTGGTGTTTGAGCTGTTGAGCGCCGTGCTGGTCAGGTTGGCGATTGTGCTGTGTTGTACAGGTGTCCCGGCAGTGCCTGTACTGCAGGGCCAGTGCCGGGGGCGTGACACGGCGATGCCACCAAGCTGCGGTTCGCCACCAGGCGCAGGGCCTGGCGGGCCACCAGTGATCGCGGCATGATTCGGCTGGCCTGACCCGTCGTCCTTGCCATTGCTGATCATGTACTTATCAACGAACACCCCGGCCAATTCTTTGTTTTTGTCCTTGAAGAGCCGCGCTACTTCATGGGTGCTCTCGCTGTCAGAGATCAGGACCCGTACGCTCTGGTAGGGGTGGTGGGTGGTGGACTGCCCATTGAGCCGAACACGGTGCTTCGGTAAGTAGCACATGATCGATGCACTCGGCAGGTGGATGTAGTTGCCGAAATCTGGGTGACGCCTCGTTGGGTCCAGCGTGCCAGGGCTAAGCGGTGCAAACCCATCAGGCAGCAGCTCAGGGGGGCAGCACCCCACCCCAAAGCCATACATCCCTGCCAGCCCAATGGTGTAGATCCAGTCTGATCGGTAGCCATACCATTCGTTCTGGATGCCGGCCTCAATGTGACCAATACCACGGCGGCCACAGACCTTTTCCTTGACCAACAGCAATGTCATGACTCGAAGGGGTGCGGGTGAAAGGTGATTGGGGTCAACACTTCGCTCTTGTCAATTGGGGTCAGGGGTTGTGTGGCCGCCCAAGTGTCGATCACATCACCATCATCCCCATGTGCACCGAAGTAGTCGAACCCATCGTTGCCATTTGCATCAGGGTCGTTGTCACGGTGTAATGCGACGAACGTGAAGGCAGAAGTCTCGTTGCCCCCTGGACTAGCTGGGAGCTGCAACCCTAGTGCTTGCTCAGCGTCGGCTTTGTAGTAACGAAAGGCAGTCATCACATGAAACTCGCAGAACCAACATGTTTTGGATAGTATCGATCGACTCCGATCGAGCGGAAATCAGGGGTTCCGGTGAGTCCATGGGGGCCTACCCCGAAAGGGATGAATCCTTGTCGCCCGATGGAAAGAGTACCATTACGGATAATCTCCTCCTCCTCATCAAGCCAACGTGAACCAGTGGAACCAGGTGGGCCTTGCGCACCGGTGTCTCCCTTGTCCCCCTTTGCACCAGTGTCCCCCTTTGGGCCTTGTGCACCGACGACTGCATTGACGGATACCCCATTGATGGTGACCTCAATGGTGCGCTGTGGCTGCGGGATGACGCCACCGCTAACTGGGTCATAGGTATAGGTTGTCATGGTTGTGACGTGGGATCTCCCCTAAAGATCGAGATGGTCTCTAAGTCAAAGGCAACGTAGGTCAAGGTGAGGACTGCTACGATCTCTCCCATCGCACCGCCAACACGGTATGTGATCGTCGTGGGCAGGGTGGGGGGATCCAAGGTCACGTGATCATGCTCAGGGATGGCCAGCCCCGGGACGATTGAGCCGAATTGGCCCATCAGCAGAAACTCCCTGATTTCAGATGTATAGGATAATAGTCCCGCTGGCTGATGCCTAAGAAGCTGGGCGTGGCCACTCCAGTTTGCACGACCGGGCCCACGCCAAAGGGCATCTCACCCGGGCTGCCGATGCCATCAAAGCGGTTGGAGAGGATCGCCATGGGTTCGAGCACTTGCAACAGCGAGATGGGGGCCACCGCTGCGGTGGCCACTGCTAGTGCATTCGCTGCTGTCGCGCCAATGGCGCCGGCTTCTTGCCTGGCACGGTTGGCCGCGGCCTCGGCTGAGTTCGCAGCTGCTGTGGCCTCATCAACAGCGGTGGTTGCTGTCGCTAACGCCTCGTTGGCTGCCATAGCGGCAGTAGCAGCATCTGTCGCTGCAGTCTTCGCTGTTGTTGCTGTGGCGGCTAGCTTGTCAACTGTGGCGACGGTCGCATCTCTCTCTTCCTGGAAGACATACAGGTTCTGCTGAACACTCGTGTTCAGATCAACCGCTAGAAGGTTTGACCCATCTTGCCAAGCAACCAAGGGTGCAGTATCTGGTGTCTCGCGAATGATCGTTAGTGTGGTACCAAGATCGACTGGCTCTGTGAGCTCAATCGTTGTCCCATCAGTCCACGTGTACTGGCTCCCTTCCCTCAGCTCAGTCCCTGTACGCTGCACTAGGTCATAACCTGTATAAACCTTGACGTGGGCGCGCCACAAGTAGGGGAAGGTCACGTCAAACGTGGTCTTCGCTCCGTTGCCTACATAGCTGTTGTAGGCGAGTGGGTTAGCAGTGGCAGCCATCGCTTAGGCACTCGTTTGTCGTTCACCCTACAGACCAGCGAGGCGCTTGACTCGCCCTAGGATATCGAACGTGTAGTCCACGACAGGCGGCCCACCTTCTTCCGCACGAGTGGAATCAATGTTGTTCAAGCCATAGTACCCACCATACCAGAGCGCGGCTGCACGGCGGATGGCAAGATCAAACGAATACCCGGCCTCTAGCTGAGCTAGCAGGTTCTCACGCATCTGCCCACTCACTATCTTCTCTTGCGCTTCTGGGCTGTTTCTATACTGCTCACGGGTCAGCGTGTACCCCAAGTGTTTCCTCGACCAGGGCCCGATATTGTCCGGCATCACCTGGTACTTCCCGACCGCTCGCCTTGCCGGGTCTTGTGTCCCGAGGCTTTGGTTGAGGACACGATAGGGATCGGAGGCCCCGCCACTCTCATTCCCCGCGATGGCCGCTAGGAGGAGAGGCAGGATCTGGTCAACGGCCTCGGGGCCAGGGCTTGCCAAGTTGATTGGACCGATGTTGCTTGGGACTGGCATTCCGTACTCCTGCACTGACAACTCAGTCCCCCCACTGCTTGGCATCACTGGAGGAGGGACTGGCCTTGGTGGCTGGAGGACTCGCATCAACCAGCTACCTGGAGCAAATGGATCGAACCCTGCGGCCATCCGTTGTGCCCAACCAGGCATGATCATGCCCATCCCCCCTACTGCCCCACCGGCTTGGTTCTCCGATACTGTGTTATCCGCACGCTCCTCAACGACCCTCTGCTCAAGGTACTGACGCACAGTGCCGGTCTGATCAAAGCTCGGGTAAAAATGCAGCTGGTCCAATAGGAACCGAGTCGTGCTTGTCCCCGCACGTTTCGCCATTTCATAGAGCGCTCCGCTCACAGGCCTGCCGTCACCAATACGGAGCAGCTCTTCTTGGAACCACTCTGCGCTCATGATCGCGCGCTCTCGGTGCCCCCGCACTGTCTCATCTGGGAGGCGTGCGGCGTCTTCCATCGAGACCCCGAGCCCGCCGTTGAGAGCACCACCGGTGGGAGCCTCTGACGCCCCAGGCTCCACCGGTGGTGTCGCAGGGGGCGTGGCCGCGGCTTCAGGCTTGGACTCACTCGGTGGTTTGGGTGGGCCACCATCCCCTACCTCTCCTGGATTACGACCCGTGAACTCCCTGTAGATCTGCGCCCACTCTTCACTCTTCCTCACCTCAACGTTTGAGGCGCTGATCAGCCTGTTCAATGCAGCTCGACCTAAGACCTGCCCCGGATGGGAGGCCTTCCATTCATCAACGGCGTCGTATGCATTACGTATGTACAGGTTGTAGAGCCGCCTTGCGATCCGCGTGAGCTGTGGATCCAGCTGAGACATCGCATCCACGATCCCGATCCCAGGGATCTGGGCCAATGCACGGAGCTTCCGCGAGTCTTCGCTCTGCCCAGCTTGGCCCTCGCGTCTCTGGATACCACGAATCCTCCTGATCTCTTCGGTGTCGAGATCCCCCGCGACTGCATCACTCGCACCCTTCTCGATATCGGGATCAACCGGGGCCTCGGCGTCCTCTCTCGCTGCATTGACTGCCCCTAGCATGCGCGCATACTGCTGTTGCTGCTCCCCTTCTGGGTAGGTCCTGGCAATCGCCTGCGCTTGCTTGAGCGCCTCACTAAATGCCTCTGGACTGTTGGTCCAAGCGCCAGGTGAGACCTCACCCATCCGAGCAATAAAGTTGTCGACAGCGAAGGGATCAGGCTGGGCTAAAATGTCCCTGAAGCCTTTGGACTCATTGCTCTTTGTCGTGATATAGAGCCTTGGGTTCTGCAGTCCTTGTGCTCTTGCGCTCTCCTCAATCGCCCCCACGGCGTCCTGGTAGTCGGGGTGCCCATAAGGCAGGGAGCCGGGCCCTGCATCCCACTCAAGATCGAGCCTCCTCTCGATCTGCTGCTGCCCAAGGTCATAGCGCTGTTGTTTTGTCTCTTGCCCCGTCACCGCAAGCCGGATCACCTCGTAAGGCGCGGCCCCCGCTAGTGTTGGGCGGGATTCGTACTTAGCCTCTGCAGGTCCAACCCGGATATTCCGGATCAAAGCCAGATCACCAACAGTCTGGAAAAGCTGTTCTCGCAAGAACTTAATCGTTCGCTCCTTCGCCTTTGGGCTGAGTGGAGCCAAGTGCTGATCAAGCTTTAGGGTCAAGTACCTTGCCGCTTTATCGGTGAACTCTGGAGCCCCCGGCAAGACCTTCCCTTCCTCGTCTTCATACCCGTTCTCCAAGAGGTTAAAGACCTCAGCAGTGAGTGCTGCTGTGACAAGATCACGGGTTGATATCTCAAGTGCTTCGTTATAGAGCTTTCTCTGATCCGCCCGATAGTTATCCCACGCCTTATTGAGCTCTGGGATAACGTAGAAATGTACCTCGGGCTCATCACCCGTCAACTGGTACTTGTCTAAAACTTGGCTCGATAACCCCACCTGCCGGCGAAGCAATGCTGGGCTATCAGGTGGGATCGTACTCAGCTCGGTGGCATTGAGCGCTAGGTCGTCTTCCAGCACATTGCCGATCTCCGCACCTGCCATCTGCGCCAGCGCTCTCCTGCGCCCCACCAACCTGAATGGGTTTGCACCCTCAAGCAGCTGCGCAGCCTCTCTGTCGCCCTTCTCGAGCTGGCCAATCTGGCGTGCCGTGCTGGCAGCACCAAGCTCACTCTGGGCCTGCACAGACAGGTTGGCCTTGACCTGCTGGTTCTTGACCTCGTAGTACCCTTGTTCGATCTGCCCCTTTTGATACGCAAGCAAGCTGTCCTCCGCGATCTGCACCACACTGCGACTGAAGGGCGAGAGCGCATTGGCTAACTGTTGGTAGTTGTTGGCCCCAGCGACACTGCTACCACCTTGGATAGGGAGTGTACGGATCCCGGTTGGCGCGGGTAGCGGGAATGGGCGTGCAGGAGCCGCAGGTTGCGGTTGCCCAGGTTGAACAAAAGCACCAATCGGCCGGGCAACCGGAGTGATTTGGCCAAAGGGGAGCGCTCTAGTCGGCATACATCAGCGCTCCTTCGGTGTACCCGGGCCTTGCTCGCCTGAAGGCTTGTTCAACGCCTGCCCTTGACGATGAATCGAGAGGCCTGTCTGTGCCCCACTCAAGAGTGCTGTGCCAATGTTCAGGGCCAGCCCTGCTCCACCAGGAGGCGCCCCTCGATACGAGGGTGGTGGTGGGGTCAGTAGGGTTGGTAATGGCGCGAACGGCGGGACCGGATCGATGTACGGTTGTTCCTCGTAGAACTGCTGGCTATTCCAACGGCTTAGGTACTGAGCAACTTGTCCCGCCTGCGCTCTGGTATACTGGCGGTTTCGTAAGTTCTGGTTGATGGCTTGAAGGGTGGCATAATCCCCAGCTTGGCGCGCGTAGTCGTTGACGATACGATCCACAGAGCGCCCTGCACGGCCCATCGCCTGTACTGACGCACGCGCTTGTAAGGCGCGCCACTGGTACTGCTGCAAGGCGACGGCATCCTGCATTGATGCCTCTTGGTATGCTTGCGAGATCGCCTCGCTGTCCCGGATATAGGCTGCACTCCCTTGTTCCCTCGTTTGAAGGACCAGCTCTGCTTGCCGGATTGCCTTGATCAACTCAAAGTTTCGCAGTGAATTGACGTACGCGTGCTGCTGGTTGTAGTTAACAGTGTCAACCCAATACTTCTGCTGAGCATTGGCATCAGCAACACGAGCATTGAAACCCGCCTGCCATTGCGCAAACCGTGCATTCGCATCTTGGAATGCAACTTGATTGGCGTATTCCTGTTGTTGGGCACGATGACCAGAAATCGCACGGAAGATCCCTAGCCCAGCTTGGGCAGCGCCGATGACAGCTCCTGCAGGGATGACGACCATTAGGCTTCCCTCCAGTAGTGCCGAGCATGGAGGCCCTCTAGCCAAGACTCAGGGGGGCCAATGGTGAACCCTAGATACTCAAACCACCGGAGTCTCTCTCTATTGTCGACTCCCGGGACAAGGACCACCCAATTCTCAAGACGCTTGGCCCCCACCTCGAACAAGCTATCGACCCAAGCCTTGCTCATTCGGGCAAACTGGTAGCGCTGTCTTCTAGAGCTGTATACCTTGTCTGCACCGATGAACCAGACGACACTACCATTCAAGCCATAGAGGCCGACAGGCTCACCATCATTCGCCAGCAGGCACCGGCAGATCGGGCTGCCTTCCCAGCTCTCGAGCAATGCGGCGCGGCCGGGCAACCCACGAACCAGCTGAGCCTCGACACAATCCTCCTGCCTAAGGTGACTTGCGATGTGCTCAACGTGCTCAAGGGTAGGGAGTACAGCTTTCATGTCAGCGACCAGTGGTTGCCACTTGACCAGAAATTAGCCCAACCCAGTCACAAGTACTAAACTTGCAAGGGTGGATCGAGGCATTACGGATCTCAACCTTGCAATTTTCACCTCTGCCGAGGACTGGGAACCTGAACACTCCATCCTCGGGTTCGGTGGGGGTCAGATTGCCAACCCTTGAGTCAAGGTCGCTTAACAGTGGCCCATTGAAGGAATAGAGCACCGGCTCACGACCCCTCGATTCGACCGAGACGACAAAGAATCGGGATTCGTGGTGGCGGATCTTGGCATGACGGACTTGGGCACGGTACACGTTCGACGCGGCTTTCCCCCCACCAATCGTTTGATAGTACTTAAAACGTGTAAAGACGTACTTGAACTCATAGGGCTCCCCAAAGGCAATCGCCTGGTCTTGCCAATCCCCAGGAGCAGTGATCTTATTCGCTACCTTGTCATTCCTTCCTAGAGGCTCGTATACATTCGGGGAGTCAGGAATTGACCAGGCCTCAATGACAGAACTCCCGGCGTAGCCATCGGGTAAGACCCAAGTCGTCTTCCCGGTAAACTCGCTATAGGCGGTCTGTACGACACGTAAGGGAGCGGGGGTGCTCTCTTCAGTCGTGATCCTGCGATCCAGTAGAACCGGGTACTCAGCTCCAACAGGGGCGCTCCCTAGCCGATCCGCCACAGACATGCTTTCGAGCCATACCTTCTCCTCACCTGTCGCCCCACGCTGGATCAGCAAGTAGAGCGTCTCTTCCACACACAGGATCTGAAGGATCTTTGCCCCTTCCCCGAAGGTCCAGTGGCTCCAGCTGCTCTGGATACGTTCCGCTCCACCACCAGTGTTCCGGTAAAAGTACTTGAAGGTGTAGATTCTGCCCTCAAAGCCTTGCTTGCCAGACACGGCGAACCAACAGTTGCTCGTGTCATTGGCAGCAAGCCGGAAAACTTGAGACGGGATATACCCCCTCGTGTAGCTGGTAAGATCAGAGGCATCAGCCACCAATGCTGTCCCTGCTCCACGGACGCTAAACTCCCGAAACTGGCTCCACTCCCCGTTGGTTTGACAGAAGATAATTGTCCCTTGGACGGGGATTGGCCTGCAGTTCGGATCAATCTCGTACTGCGTCAGTACTGTAATCTGAGCACTGGCAGGAGTAAGAACTGCATCAGATGCATTAAAGCGAAACTGGAGTTGTTCCGAGAAAACGATCAACTCGTCTTGGTAAGGGATGGCATAACGCAAGATCGAGACACGGTTGGTACTGGCCGATAGGTCGATCGGGTCAGAGTCCAGCACCCCCCCGGTCACCGTCTCCGCAAAGAACTCAAAATAGTTCTGCGCACGACTCAAGATGATGTTCTCATCGGCCAGTATCCCTAAACGGTTCTTGTAGATAAAGACGTCTTGAACCGGGTGCCCGATAAAACTTGGGTCTGGAGCCGTCTGTGCATCCCCAGCTGTACGCTCACCCCACTTCGGTAAATCCCTGTTCAAGCCTGTTACGGTGCTGCCATCCAGTGGCCCGAAGTGGAACGTCCCATCTGCAAGGCTCACCAAGACGTGAGGCATGGTGGCTGGGTCGATCTTGTACTTGGTGCCTGGTGCAACGGTCTCCTGCCATGAGCCTTCCCCGAAATCACCTACACGCGGGACGAACGCAACGTAGTAGTTGTCAAACCGATTACCTGGATCCCCGACAATCTCCATCTGATAGCCCCGGGGTGCGATCGTAGGCAGCTCAGTGAAGGCCTGCACACTGCCTGTGATCGCTGTGATGTCAGCATTGGCCCGGGCATCTGATGCCGCAATCGTGATGGGGTTAAGAGACGTGAGATGCAAGACGCTGCCCGAACGCGTGATCGCCACCCCAGTCAAGTCCGCTACCAGCCTATCCCTGATGTCTTCAGCGATCTCCTCGGTGCTGATCCGAACCTCTGTCGTTACATCCCCTTGAACAATCACCGGGGCCACACGTACCACCACCTCAACTTGACTGCCGTTGACATTGACCCTGTAGGTCTGACCATAATTGGCGGCCTTCAACCACACCAACGCCTCATGCCTCTGCCTGGCCACCGCTGGTGCCGTATCGCTGGCCATTGCTGGCACCACCTTCGTGTTGGAAATGAAGGTGTAGTCCACAACGGTTGAGGCCCTGATGTCACGGCGCGCATCCACCACAGAGGACAAGTACTGGTAAGCACCTGCTGCAGCGGTGACCGTCTTCTCCTCCCCCGCGAGATCAAACACCTTGATGGCAGTACTGCTGATCGCAACGAGGTACTGCTCAGAAAGGTCTCGTTGAATCTGGTGGAAGTACGCACCCCCAAGGGTCGCCCCATCATCGACCTTGGCCAGGGTCACGGTGCAGTCGCGTTTCCGCAAACCCTCCTCTACAGAGCTCACCCCATTAACCTGCTCCTCCCCTTGAGATGGGTCGCGCTGTGCGTCGGGCTGACGACTGATCCCTTGAATCAAGTTCGGGATCGTGTAACTTGTTAGCTTGCTAGCCACGCAAGTACCCTCCGTTCCTGCCCACTAGACCAAGACCAGGCGTATAGGTAGGGAATGGTCTGAGACCAGGGCCTCCCGTCAGGCTGTTCGCCTGTGCCTGTTCAAGCTCCACTCGCTGCAGCTCGGTCAAGGCCTGCTGCTCATCGACGGCGGTGTACTTGAAGATCTCCTCAGACGTCAGGAGACGGGCACTGAGCACGCGTGCTGAACGGATCGTGACCCAACGGTTGTACGCCTCTGGGGATTCATCCCATGGCAGAAGCCACACCACCGTCGCCTCAAGAGAAGGGATGTCATCCTCTAACCGATAGGTGTGGTGCTCCATGTCGTAGACATACTGCCCCCTGAGCTGGAAGCGGTTGTCCCATTCGTAAGGATCTGTCCTGAAGGCCACCACATTGGGTGGCACCTTGATCTTGCCGGTAGCGGCATCCTTCAAAAACTCGTAGTGCTCCTCTGTATTCCAACTCCAGCCCTTCGTCTGCCCTTCCTTGTGGATCTCAAGGAGCGTGCGCTCAGCCATCGCTGCCTCGGCGACCTTCGTTCCATTGAGGCTGTTAACTGGCTGCTCACCAAGGACCTGCAAACAAACATTTGCTGCGTCAAGCAGCGTCGTCCTGCCGGGGATCTGCGCTTGGCCAATGAGGCTCATGAAAGCATCGCAAGATCAGGCCCTCATGCTAGTGGTACAAAAGAAACCCCCACCACCAAAACCCCAGGTGGTGAGGGTGGAGCTCTTCTCACGCTTAGCGTATCACGCCTTGACGACCACCCCAGCACACTCAGGGCGCAAGACCCCCATGCCGATAGCCATCCGGCCCACCATCAAGGTGCCTTGGTACATCACTCCAAAGGTGCTATTCCCACCCGCGATCTGCAGGCTAGGGCTCTTCAAGGTCAAAACGCCAATGGCATCCCGGTGCCACACGATCGCTACGCACTTGCTTAGGTTCTGCTCATAGGCGGTGTTCTTGTCCCCAGCAACATTGTCGTAGTTCGCTTGGGTGACATGGTTGGACTCGATCACCGGGATGCCCTTGACGCGCATGATGCGGCCATCACCAAAGCTGCCGTTCATCCCACCACCCGCATTGAAGTCCGTGTTGATGCCACGCGTTGACTCCAACAACAGGTCATACTCTTCTGGCCCTACAGCACACATTAGGTTCTTTGTTGGGACATCCTTCTTCTTCATCGAGATCTTGAGCGCACTGATCTTGGCGATCAGCTCATCCCCCTTGGCCTTGGCCGTGGTATTGGCATTGGCATAGGCCGCTGACAGGGTTTGAGTCTGCCCCGTTCGGCCGGTGTTATGCGCTTTACCTAGCACCTCAGCTGTCGTACTGGCCGCGGCATAAAGGACGCGCGCTGCACGCATGTCCCATTCACGGGCCAATGCCTCGCCTAACTGGTGAGTGATGTCTTGACGAACATCCCAATAGTTCATCAATTCATCAAGATCATAGATGACACGAGACGAGATCAACAGCGAATCAAGGTTGATCAACATCTCATTACGATCCCCATCCGCTGATCCAAGGATCGGCGACCCCGGGGTGTGGTACCCGGCCGTCGCCTTACCAGCTACGGGGAATGCAGCGGACTTCCCGCCCTTAATGTTCCGTTCTCGTACCTTGCCTTTGAAGACATTCTCGCGATCAAAGGCCGCGATGAGCTCCGCAATGCCAAGCTTAAGGAAAAGGGCGTCATTAGCGCCCTTCCCCTTAGCCTGGCCTAAGCGGTCCAGAGTACTGTCAGTCATGAGTCATTTTGGTGAAGGTGAGTTTCCTCCACTTGCTTGGCCGCATGAGGTACCCCCCGCAGGGGACTCACTCGGTTACACCAGGCCAGAACGCTCGGGATAAAAGCTTACTCAAGAATCGACGCACTTGACCTAGCGAGCGCCCGATCGACCTTTTGTCGGTACTTAGGACTCGTCCTATACAACAGCTCACCGTTGTCATCGAGTTTGTTCATCGCCGCGACGACCTGCTGCTGCGTCTCGAACACGTCGGCCTGAACAGCAGACCCCCCACCAATCAACCTTGGTTCCCGGGCATCAGCGGATGCCCGGGAGTTGAGCTGCATCACCGCAAAGCGCGCTGCGGCCTTGTTCCCACTGTCAATGGCAGCATTGTAGTCTGATAGCTCTTGGTCATTGAAGTTGGCTTGGGCCCACGCGGTCAGACGCAGCCATTGACGCTCACCCCCGATGGCATCCTTGATCTCGGCAACGTCGGCCGTACTCAACCCAGGACTAGCTGGCTCCGAGCTCGCGTCTCGGGCTCCGACCCCGCGGAGGTAGGTCTCCACGAGCGGGCGTGACAGTCCCGCCCTAGACACCAACGCATCAACCTCACTACTGACGTCTTGCCCGGCATACACCTTCTGCGCCATTGCCAACGGGTTAATGGCGGCTGCCTGAAAAGCCTCCGCCATAGGCCTCCCATACAGCTGATGACCCATTTCAACGGTGTACTGCTCAGGGGCCGGCTCAGCCGCAGACTGGTTGCGCTGCTGCCCGATGAGCTTCTCCGCTTGGATGTAGGCCTTCTCTAGCTCATCGGCATTCTTGAACTTCCCCGCCAACAGACGGTCGGGAGACGGCTCCTCCGATGCCTCCTCAGGCATTGACTTAAGAAACTCATCAAGCTGAGGAGAAAGCTCATCCCATTCCTCTATTGCACTCTTCGCCTTTTCTCGCTCGATTTCCTCTGATAAGCCCTTGGCAAGTTCTTCCTGCCCCGGGGCAATCATGCTCGGTTCCCCTAGGCGAGTTTGCATTTCATCAGTCATCCTGACGATCCCTCAACAGTCTGCGGTTCGGTTGATTCTGGCATCTGCTGCATTTGTTGCGTCGTGGCCGCGGCATTGGCCAGTTTCTGTGGATCCGCCATACCAGCAGCCATCGCTTGCTGCGTCATCGCCATCTGCTGTTGGGCCTGTTGTTCAGCCATCAATTGCTCCTCAGTCTTGACTAGTCCAATGATGTCGATCCCCATCGCACCCGCCAGGCGCCGGATGAGCTCTGCTGGCTTCACGTAAGTGACCAATCCCTCGGGGCCAAGAGTCTGCTGAAGGATCCCCATGAATCGAGCAGTCTTCTCCAGGTCATTGCCCCTGCCAACAGCTGCTAGACCAACACTCACCACCGGTTGGACTAGGTCTTCCGGCAACTTGGGCAGCTTCTTCTGGCGAACCAAGAGCGCCAGCTTACGGGAGACATACGGGTGCTGGAACTCGGTGGTGAGGATGGCGTAGATCGACCCAAGGGAGTTCTCGATCTGCAATGCCTGCAACCGCACCTCCTCAGCCGTGGTACGCTCGGAATCGCGCACATCAGCCAACATGAACGCCTGAGCCAGCCGGGCCTCGATCCTCGCGAGGCCCTGCATCGCAACAGCTAGGTCACTGCCCTTGTTCGTCTGGATGGTTTGTACATCATCGGGTTCCCCCAAGACGTAGGCCCCATTAGCGGCCTCCGCCAACTTCTTGGGATTGACTTGAGCGCTGGGTTTGACGAGGTGCTTCACCTGAGCTGACACCAGCGAACCCTCAGCGATCGCTTGGCTCAATGCCTCAGCGGTGTAGAGATCAGCAATGCACGCCGCTTCGACGTAGCCCGGGGAATAGCCCTGCCCATCAATCCTGTACATCCGCAAAGGCAGCCACGGCGAAGCACTGACAGGCGCCATGCCACGTGATCCGGGGACCTCCTGATCCTTGAGTTCTTGGTACCAGGTCACCTCATCACCGTCCCACTGCACATGGGTGTAAAGCTTGACCACATGCTCGTAGTGGGGGGTCTGGTCATCGTCCACAATCCCCATCACCTCACCGTCTTGCTCATCAAGGAGCTCTCGTGCCTTGTCGGGGAGGGTCTCGACTGACAGGGATTCACAGATCACCGCCTCTAAGGGGTTGCCCATCAAATCCCGTCGACAGACATAGCGATTGAGGTGGAAGCACTTCAACCCCTCCTCTGAGACGTACATCAGTGCGTTCCCACCAACGATGAGGTGCAGCAGCATCTCGTGGACTGCCACCCGATCGTTGCTGGCCTCGATGCTGCGCAGCACCGCACGCTCAAGTTGCGCTAACGCCAGATCGAACTCACTCTTTTGGCTATCTAGCTCCTCTTCTGGCACGCCTTGGGCGATCAACTCTTGCTGACTCTTGGCAAGCTCAATGTCATCGAAGGTGAAACGGAAGAACGTCTCGGTTGGCGGCAGCAAGGCCAGCAACAGGCGGCTGGCGAGGTTATGAACGCCCCTGGCACCAATGCCGTTCCACGGCAATGGGAACTCTTGGTTCTCATCGTAGTGGTCAGCGTCCCCATAGGGGATCAGATAAGGCAGCGTAAGACGTGCCGCCCTGCGTGCCCGCTCGAGATAGTAGTTCCGATTGGTCTCTAGCGCTCGGTAGCGCGCCGCACAGCTCATCTAAAGCCCAATATTCAAGCCCACACTAGGGGCTTGGCGTGAAGAGCCTATCCGCAACGATTGGGTTGAGCTCCTCCTTCTGCCCCGCTGTTGATGGGGGGCCCCCGTTAGAGTGGCAGTCGGGGCCGTTGATTCTTTGGTATTGAACCCTGCCAAAACATTTAAGGACCTAACGCCAGCTTGCGTCGCTAGGTTTTCTCGTTCCAGCTGTTCTTGCTGGGCCTCTTGCTCAGCCTGCAGATCGTTAATCTGTTGAGTCTGGTCTGCCAAGGCCTGTTGCTGCTCTTCAAACAAGCGCTGACGTTCCCTTTCTTGCCTTGCTGCCTCGGCAGCTTCGTTTGTTCTCAAGCGATCTAGTGCATCCTTGCGAATGTCTTCCCTTTGTCGTTGCCAGAGATCTCTCTCTACAGGATACAAGGTTCTCTTTTCAGCTTCGATTAACTCAGCGAGCCTTACGTCGGTATAAGAAGTCCCGCTACCCCCACCTTTAAATGACCGGTCTTGTGGCCTTTGACTTAAAGGAAGCCCTACATAAGACTGTAGCCAGTTAAGCCGACCCTTGGATGCATTGTACCGTCTGGTTAGGCTGTCTATACCTGTCTCTGATCTAAATATGATCGGCTCATGTCGGAACGCTTCGACTTCAGTCACTAACCACCCGCCAGAATCCTCGTCCCAAACGGCGTCTAGATAAGGGTTGTCATAATAAACGTTATAAGGTTGCCAATTCACTGGCTTGCCCGAGTACCACTCTCCGTCTCTGTTAACACGCAGCGGGCCATCAGGATTGAACTCTCTGTTGTTCAACCTATACCTCCCGTTATCACTCAGCTCACCTTGCGCCCCTGCGGGCAGGGTGTTGGCTGGTGATTGACTTGTTCCAAAACACATCGCTATACTCCGATGTTGAGGCCAGTGCCTTGTCTCTTCTTCGCCACCCCTCTTCCCACCCGCAGTGAAGGCCTCTTGTCACCCATAACCACTGGGGCTAGCTGAGTCGTCTCTGCATCTGGTGGAGGCGGGACCCTCTTGCTGCTAACCCCGTAGGCTCCTTGCAACTGTGTTGCATTGAGAGCAGCGGCACGCTCTCGCTCTTGCACCAAGCGAGCCCGGTAGTCCTCTGCCTGAGCATTAGCGGCATCAACCTGCCGCTGGATTGAGAGCGAGAACAGACGGTTCTGTTCCATTGATTGCCGCCGGTAATTGGCCAGTGCCTCTTGCTGGGCTCGTATGTCTGACAAACTCGGGCCTTGATAGATGATCCGAGGAGAACGAGAGCCGCCGCCAAAACACATCGCTAAGAAGTGGTGATGTTAAGTCCAGTGCCCTTGCCTTGACGGGTGGGCTTGGCACGGGTCACCCGCAGGCTATCGCGATCTCGGGGCTTGGTCGCCATAGCGCGATCACTCCCGATCGTTGGTGGCTTCGCTGACTGTTCTGGTACTGGAGGCCCAATCAATGCAGCAATACGGTTAGCATGGGCTTGCGCAGCATCTGCGCGCTCACGCTTGTAATCACGAAACGCAGTCAGCGACTGCTGCTGGCCTCGCAGTGCCTGATCTAACTGCAGCTGACCCAAAGCCATCAAGCTGTCACTGCCCTGCTGCTGGCGCATCGCCTCCAGCTGCAGATTGAACATCCTGTCATAAGCGCTGGTGTCCGGCATCATGATCGTTGCACGGCCCCCACCACCTCCGAAGCACATCAGAGACACCCCCTAAGACAGGTCAAAAGACGTCGTCCCTTCTTGATACAGACGCCGGAGATACCCGATCACTTCCTGTCGCCCCAGCATCTGGTCCATCTCTCGATGGGACATATGCGCACGGAACTCACAAGAGAAAGTCTGCACAAGATGCTCAAACAGCTCCTCGCTCACGAGCGGTGTCATCACTGACAAGACTTGGAGGATTCCATAGTACAGGCACCTGATCCTCGAAGTCGTACTCCCCCGCACGGAGGATACGGGCTAGATGGGCTTGGCCCAACGCGAAAAGGCGATGCAGGCCTGCACCCTCGTACGCCGTTATGACAGCTCGCCACATCTCAGCTTCACTCGAGCAGCCCTCTAATAGCCGCTCCGCCGTCACTGGCCCGACACCTGTACACCCGGGGTAATTGTCGCTCCTGTCCCCGGTCAGCACTTGAGCGTAAAAGCGGTGATCAGCCTCTTGTCGTGTCACCTCAAAGATCTTCCCGTCCACCCCCAGATGGAACCCGGGCAGGGTCAGCGCATCCTTGTCGGTACTGACGATCACGTCCCCTGGCTCATAAAGCACTCCCAAGACGTCATCGCCCTCGACTCCCTCTAGAGACCGCGTCTCCCAAGGGCCTTCTTTGACCCACTCAAGCAGGCGACTGAACCCGGCCGGCTTGCGATACTTCCGACGATTGGCCTTGTAGTCAGGGTAAAGACCTCGACGGAAGCTCACCCAACTACCCAAGGCAAGCACTGGCTTGTAGTCCGGCAACCACTCTAGAGTCTCGGCAAGGAACCCCTGGAAGAAAGCCTTGGCGTCAACATGCCTGCAGACATAGGTCCACTCATCAGGGGCCCATTCGACCTCCACCTCGCTAGCCGCGAGAGCACGGTGGAGATAGATCTCAGCATCTATCAAGGCTTTCATCACTACAAGGAGAGGCAATGCCAACTCTAAACATTCCAGCCAAACCAATCCTCGCGACGAAGTCCCTCAAACGCTATAGCTTGCGAGAGCTTTATGAGCTCAGAGACTCACTTGATCTTCTCATTCTTAATGCAGCACGGAAGGCCAAGGCCCTCCCTGCTCAACTCCAAGAGACTGCCATCCGTATGATCAGTGGCGCCAAGCAACAACTGGACAGGGTCTTCGCAGAATTGCGAAACCGAGGACAGGCAAACGTACGGACATCGCCAGAACCTGACTACCCTGGAGAGACTGATCGAGACACACCGACACAGGAAGCGCGCGACGCCTGGGTAGACGCCAATACCCCTCTCAGCCAGCGATCAACAAAAGCGCTCAGAGATCAATTTATGAGCACAACCGAAGAGATCACCGCCCTCCAACAAAGTCCCAAGGGATCCGAGAATATATCTAGGCTAGCATCACTAATCCCTCACGGACGGCAGATAAGGGCTGAGCTAAGAAACCGAGGTTTCGCAGGGAACAGTGAAACGGATCTGCTCGAGCAGACCACGCAAATACTGCCAGATCGCAGACGCTGGCCCCCGAATCTTGCTTCAATGTTCAAGAAACCCCCACGCCAGTGGACCAATGCAGAGGTGTACAATAACATGGCAAGGTTAATGCGTTTAGGCGAGGAATACGAGGCCCGCAGTAAAGACCCCCAAAGCAAAGCCCTTCTCTTGACTCTAATGAGGTGGGTTCAACGCGAGGCGTCACTTCGGGACCTATAGGTTGACCCTTCCCTTCATGCCTAGAACCTGCTACAATCGCCAACAATGGCCCCACCCGGGATGGCGGGGCCACTAGGGCTCACTCAGATGCTCATCTGAGTGGAACCGGCTGCCAAAGCCCCCATGACCCCAGCCCTTGGGGGCTTTGTGCTGCCAAAAAAAAAGAACCCCAAGGCGGAGGGGCCTTGGGATCAGAGGTTTGCCAGTAACCACGCAGCCGACATCTATAGTCACTCAGCGTGGCTTGGACAGCCTAGCTGATTCGTCTGATCCGTGACCAGCCCGGCTCGTACGTGCCCTTGCTTCTCGCGACGTAGGCCGCGTGCTCATTGGGGTGGGTAGATCGCACCACCCACCTGTCATCTGCAGCCTTAACTTCGAGGGCCCACACTGGGCGCTTGGGCTCAGGCTTCATCTTTTCGAATTGGGTCACTTGAGTTGGGGGGCGGGTAACTGGTGGGGCGAAGCCGCCATGGGAGG